AGATGTTAAGTGCGTTAGGAGAAAACATTTCAATTGACGTAAAAGATGCAGCTGGTAAAAATTATGCAATGACAATTTCGGAAGGCAGTACAAAAGCAACATTCATGTTGGCAGATACCACAGTAATTCCGTCAGTACCTACAATTAGTGCTGAACCTGATTATCAAATTCAAATAGCAGTTAATGAGGAATTCATTAGCAAATTTATCAAAGCAAAAAATGCATTACCAGATGCGAAAAACTTTGCAGTTCAAGTTAAAGGTGGTGTAATTAAATTTATCATTAATTATACGACAGTTAATTCGGATAACATTTCATTTGAGGTAGGAACTACAACGAATGGCGATATGGATCCGGTTTGTTTCTCTGCGGATAAATTGAAAGAAGTACTTGTTGCAAATCGTGGCGACGCTGGACAATTACATGTATCTCCTGACGGATTATCTCGTATTGACTTCGTTGGTAGCGATTTTGAATCTAGTTATTGGCTTGTAATGTTACAGAATTAAAATATGCAAGTAAAAATAAAAAAATTACATGTAGACGCAGTTATCCCGGCATATTCAAAGCCGGGTGATGCTGGAATGGATTTGACAGCAGTATCGGCAACTCAAGATCAATATGGAAATGTTGTATACGGTACCGGATTAGCAGTTGAAATACCGGTAGGGTATGTTGGTTTAATATTCCCTAGATCGTCAAACAGCAAAACAGACTTATATCTAACAAATCATGTAGGCGTCGTTGATTCTGGATATCGTGGTGAAATTATGTTTAAATTTCGTCCCGTTAACGGATTACTCAATGCCAAAGTATTTCAAGTAGGTGAGCGAGTAGGTCAATTAATAATATTACCATATCCATCAATTGAATTTGATGAAGTTGATGAATTGTCAGATTCAGAACGTGGCGATGGTGGATTTGGTTCAACAGGTAAATAAAAAATATGTACGGAAACACAGAAAACACACTTTGGGTTGAATCATTTAGACCCAGCACATTAGATGGATATATCGGTAACGAACATATCATCGAAAAAGTTAAGATTTTTATCGAAAATGGCGATGTTCCTCATTTATTATTCTATGGATCTGCTGGTACTGGCAAGACAACTTTAGCAAAAATTATTGCCGGAAGTGTTGATGCTGATTTAATGTATATCAATGCATCTGACGAAAACTCAGTGGATGCAGTTCGAGATAAAATTAAGCGATATGCATCAACGGTAGGTTTTAAACGTTGGAAAATTATTATATTGGATGAAGCTGATTATTTGACGCCAAATGCCCAAGCAGCACTTCGCAATTTAATGGAAACGTATAGCAAAACAACTCGTTTTATTTTAACATGTAATTATGTTGAAAAAATCATTGACCCAATTCAATCTCGTTGTCAAACATTTGCTATAACACCTCCAAATAAAACGGATGTTGCTAAAAGATTGGTAACGGTGCTTGAAGAAAAGTCAATTAAATATGATATCAAAGATATTGCGGCTATTATCAATGCTTCATATCCAGACGTCAGACGAGCCTTAAACGCAGCACAAGCTTCTGTAGTTAACGGAGTATTGCAATTGGATAAAGCTAGTGCAATACAAGCAAATTACATGACTGAAGTATTAGAAATGTTGAAAAATTCATCGGATAAGAAATCTGCATTCACAAAAATTCGTCAATGTATTGCTGATAGCAAGGTTAAAGATTTTACTCCATTGTATACGTTTTTATATGATAACTTAGATGAATTTGCACATGGACACATTGCCCCATGCATTTTAATCATTGCTGAATCACAATTTAAAGATGCAAGTGTGGTTGATAAGGAAATCAATATAATGGCCATGTTTGTAAATTTATTAGGAGAAATATGAGTATAACAGCAGCAGATATGCAACCAATCCAATGCACTGAATGTGATGGATTATATTTTCGTCAGGTAATGGCAATTAACAAAGTATCTAAATTATTAACTGGTGCAGACAAAGATACGATGGTGCCGATTCCAGTATTTAGATGTGATGATTGTGGAGCAATACCACCAGAATTCCAACCAATTAAAACTAAACTTAAATAATGTCAATTCAATATCACAAAAGCACAGTTACGATTGTTTTTAAAACATCGAATAGGAGCAATGCAAAAACTAAAATGAAATCGTTTCGAAACAAGACAATTGATGACATTTTAGATGCAAAACGAATAATAGGCGTACCAGATAATGCTGTGATATTAGAAATGGGGTTAGGTAAACAATTAGAAGAACAATACCGTAAAAAATATAAACTATAAAATATATGTCAGAAGAAAAAAAGAAAGCGGCTACGATGTTTGATTTCATCGATGGTGTAACTCATAAAAAGAAAGATTGGTCGAAATGGTCTGAAATGGATCAAAAGGCATTTAGTCCTTTTATGATGAATCGCTTTTTATCAATGAGAATGGAATTAACTGAATTGATCAATGAATTTCAAACATATACAATAGGATTATTACGGCCTAAGGAAACGTATCGATTGTATCATGAGATATTGCCAAACAACAAGGCATTTGCAAAATACATTAAAGGCAAATCCGAAGACAAATATGAAAAAGGGTTAGTCGACCAAATTGCCGAACATTATCAAGTTAGCAAAACAGAAGCTACAGATTATTTAGATTTAATGGATAAAATGCAATGTGAACGCATACTTACGATGTATGGATACAGTGAAGGAGAAAAAAAGAAATTATTAAAAGGAATAAAATGACACAAATTGCAATTAATCCAGAAACTGGATTTCCGTATACTGAGTTCGACCGAATAATACCAAAAACGGATAGTATCGTTGACTCAATTATTGACCGATTCATAGTTCGAGCTCAAGTTGGCAAAGCAAAATACGGCGTCGACTTGGATCGCACGGATCTTTCTCTTAAAGAATGGTTACAACACAGCATTGAAGAAAAATTAGATGATATTCTTTATATGCAACGTGCATTAAAAGAGTTGGAAAGGTTGGAATCTACAAAATAGTATTTTTTTTTTGCAATATATTTATATAAAAGATTAAAAGGTAAAAATGGTAAATACTAAACTGAAAAATTTACTTGCTGAAAATATGCGTAGATTTGGAACTAAAAATTTGAATGAATTAAGTAATAAATTGCGAGGATGGATATCGGAAGAAAAATTATTACATTATTTATCATCTATTAATAAAAACGATTCAATTAATGATATCCAAGAAATAGATACTAGTATGCTAGATGAAGAAAGTTTAATTTCAGAATATAATGATATTTTCAGAAAATATGATATAGAATATATTGTTACTAATATTAAATTTGATGACTATGGCGACGTTAAATCAATATACATTAAATAATTTTAAATACATAGTGCTGGCAGAAATGTTAGCACTTTTTTACTGTTCGGTTGGAATCTACAAAATAATTTCATATAATATAAAAAAATAAATTAAATGAAAGACAAAATTAGATTACCTGCTATTTTAATAGCGTATGTGATGATTATGTATGTTTATTTCGAATATATCATCTCGCGAGAAATTTCAAATTATATATTGTGGCCAAGCACAATTATAATCATGTATTTAACTTGGGAAACAATTAAATTAATTTCAAAACAAATTTCTAACAAATTATGATTTCAATTATTATTGCTGTAATCTTTACAGTATTAGCTGTTATAACGGCTTTTTCTTCAAGCATGTTAACTAAAGACAAATATGGTGATACCAATATTGATTTTAGTAAAATTATCAAACCGGTTGCCATTTTGATTGTAGGTTTATTTATTTCTGGAATTCAACCATATGCAATTGAAAAAATTGATGCTGGTAACAAAGGATTAAAAGTTAACTTAGTCGGCAGTCAACGAGGGGTTTCTAGTTATCAATACAAAACTGGTTGGGTTATATATAATACATGGACCGAACAAGTATTAGAATTTCCAATATTTCAGCAACATATTGAATACGACGACCAAACAGTTATTCTTAAAGGTGGATTTCCTGCTACCATTAAACCATCATTTAACTATTCATTAAAAGAAGATGCAATTGGTGATATGTTTATTAATTTACGAAAACCTATCACAGAAATTGAATTAAATTGGTTAAAAAATGCAATTATTGGTGCAGTAAATGACGAAGCAAATAAATGGGAAGTAGATAGTATTTTTAACCACCGACAAGCATTTGAAGCCGCAATTGTGACGGAATGTAATATTAGATTATCAAAATGGTTCAATGTATCACAATTAAGAACTAATATAACGCCTCCGGAAGCATTGCAAGAATCAATTATTGCTAAAACAAAATCAATTCAACAAGCACAAGCATCTGAGCAACAAGCATTAACGGCAATTGCAGATGGAAAACGCAAAATTGCCGTAGCAAGGGCAGATAGTGCGGAGCAAGTTATTAATGCGGCAGCTGCAGCAAAAGTTATCAAGTTGAAGCAAACCGAATTGACTCCAATGTATATTGAATATTTAAAAGCACAGGCTTGGGATGGTAAATTGCCAACCACAATTGCAGGAGGTAGTGGTACCTTTTTGAATATAAAGTAACCAACCACTAAATTTAATTTATTTTCAAAGCCGTAGCAGAAATGTTGCGGCTTTTTTTGGTTTCTATAGGTTTTTTTCATATAATATAGTATGAAACAAGGGAATTATCTGAATCCGATATACAAATTGTCAATGCCAGATGCTACTACAGTACCTCGCAAAATATCGTATTCACAATGGTCATTGTACGAACGATGTCCGTTATCATGGAAATTAAACTACATTGATGGTTTAGCTCCATTTCAATCAAGCATTGATACCGTGTTTGGAACTGCATTTCACGAAACGTTGCAATATTTTTTAACAGTGATGTATACCGAATCAGTTAAACGTGCAGATGCATTGGATTTACAAGCAATTCTTACAAATAAATTACGAGAAGAATACTTAAGATGTGTAACTGAGTCTGGTGGTGTTCATTTTTCAAATCCTTTGCAATTAGCAGAATATTTAGAAGATGGCATTGCTATATTGGATTGGTTCAAGAAACGTCGCAAACAATATTTTTCAACAAAAAACTATGAGTTAGTTGCTATTGAAATGGAACTTTGTGTACAAGCATCTGATACGAATTCATCAGTATATTGGTATGGATTCATTGATTTGGTTATAAGAAATACAGAAACCAACAAGATTTATATTTACGACATAAAAACATCTCGTAGCGGTTGGAATGCAAATGCAAAATCCGATGCATTGAAAATGGCTCAATTGATTGCATATAAAAATTATTTTAGCAAGCAATTTGGTACCAATGTTGATAGCATCGAAGTTGAATTTTTTATCGTTAAAAGAAAAATTGTTGCAGAATCAATGTTTCCACAAAAACGCGTTCAAATTGTAAGACCATCTGCTGGATCTGTAACTAGAAAAAGAGTACAAAAACAAATAGATGCATTTGTTGAACAATGTTTCGATAAAGACGGTGTAAAGAATGCAGCGGGCACTTATTTAGCAACGGCAGGTAGAGGTGCATCGAATTGTAAATATTGTCCATTCAAAACTGATTACGAACGTTGTCCTAAAGAAAATAGAATAAGAGAATGAAATACACGCACGAACATGTATACGTATATCAGTTTGATATAGAAAACCACAAAACGTGGGGTGGTAAACGTTGGGAAACAATGGAATATAAATTGTGTACTGATATCAACGATCCAAATCATAAAAAGAACCGCGAAATGTTAGAATCCATGTTACGTACGGTGTATGGGTATTATCCAAAAGGCGTTAAATTTTTATATGAAAAACGATGAATAAAATTGCAGTAATTGGAAACACTGGATGGCAAAACCGAAGAAAAGTTCAAGAAACCTTACAACAACTTAAAGCCAGATTCGGTACCGAATTAATTGTTATAGGAGCAGGCGGAAATGAAGGAGCGAATCACATGGTTAAAAAATATGCAGTGGAATTTGGCATTCAATATGAAGAATATAATCCTTCATTTTCAGGATACAATATATATTCAGCAATGCCTGAGGCTTATTACGGAAAGCCATATCATTTTAGTCAATTACATCATCGCATGAAATTAATTGCGCAACGATGTGATTACATGATTATAATGTCAAATGAAGCTAAATTGGATCCTGTATTGAAAACGGCATATTCCAATGTTAACAAATTACAAAAACCGGTTGTTATTTTAGGATAATATATTTATAATAAAGTTATAAGGAAATACATGGAGTTATCAAAAAAGAAAAAAATCCTATTATTAGGTGATGATTTTCGTTTACCATCTGGTATCGGTACCGTTAGTAAAGAAATTATCTTAAACACAGTTAAAGAGTTTGATTGGGTTCAATTGGGAGCAGCAATCAATCACCCAGATGCCGGAAAGGCATTTGATCTTTCGCCAGATGTAATTGCAGAAACTGGAATTGTCGATGCAACAGTTAAATTGATTCCATGGAATGGTTATGGCGATAGGAACATTCTATTTGCAATTTTAAATCAAGAACAGCCGGATGCAATATTACATTTTACAGACCCTCGTTATTGGACTTGGTTGTATGCATTGGAACATGAAATAAAAACAACATTTAATATTCCAATTACATATTATTCTATTTGGGACGATTTACCGTATCCAATGTGGAACGCGCCGTTTTATGGTAGTTGTGATATGATCATGGGAATTAGCAAACAATCCGACAATATACATAGAGAAGTACTTAAACAGAACGGCTTCGGTGTCATTAATTATGATGAAGGTGATTCATTACCGGTAGATAAAAAATGGAACCAAGTATTAACTGGGTATGTACCGCATGGATTGAATCATAATGTATATAAACCGTTAGCAAACACAGATCCATTATACGTTAAAATGTATGACCAAGTAAAACGTGCAAATGGTGTCGATTTTGTGGTATTTTGGAACAATAGAAATATTCGAAGAAAACAACCAGGTGATGTAATATTAGCATTTAAAACTTTTGTTGATCGTTTACCTGAAGAACAAAAAAATCGCGTTGCCTTATTAATGCATACACAAGTTGTTGACGATAATGGTACTGATTTACGTGCAATTTGGAAAACATTGGCACCTAAGTGTAAAGTATTGTTTTCAGAAGCAAAAATGTCAGCACCGGAACTTAATGCATTATACAATGTAGTTGATGTTACAATAAACATCGGATCAAATGAAGGTTGGGGACTAAGTTCAACAGAATCAATGTTAGCCGGCACTCCAATTATTAACAATGTAACCGGTGGATTGCAAGATCAATGCGGATTTGTTGATGAAAATGATGAATGGATTCGCTTTGATGGTGAATTTGCAACAAACCATACCGGCAAATACAAATTGCATGGAATATGGGTAAAACCAGTATTTCCGAGTAATAGATCATTGCAAGGTTCGCCGGCAACCCCATATATTTTCGATGACCGAGTTCGTTATGAAGATGTTGCAGATGCAATACGTTATTGGTACAATACGCCTGAAACACTTCGCGAAGATATGGGTAAAGAGGGAAGAGAATGGTCATTGCGTAATGGATTAACTGCGGAACAAATGGGCAACAAAATGATTAACATGTATCGCAATTTGTTTGTAATGAACAGAGAATACAGACCGTTATATACCATAACAAAAACACAACCACTAAGTTACGAACGAACAGGAATAGTAGAATAATGAGAAAAGTAGTTATAGCATCGCCAGTCGCGACACAATCGGGTTACGGACATCACGCACGAGAAGTCATAACAAATATTATAGAACAACGAGGTTCTGAATGGGACGTTAAATTGTTATCATTGCCATGGGGTCATACTCCAATGACATATCCAATTTCAACAGATTTTCAATTACGTATTATTCCGTTGCCATTAACTGAGCAACCAGACGTTTGGATACAAATTTCAGTTCCAAATGAATTTCAGCCGATTGGAAAATACAATATTGGAGTAACAGCAGGAACCGAAGGCGATGTTTGCCCGGAAGCGTGGATTGATAATCTTAATGCAATGCAATTAGTAATCGTTCCATCGGAATTTACTAAAACGGTATTTGAAAGCACATCAAAACAAAAAAATAAAGCAATAACAACACGTATTGTGGTTATACCAGAATATTTCGATGAAACTGTATATACGAATACAAATGTAACCGAAACTATCTCAGATTTGGATATGATTGACGAATCATTTGCATTTTTATCGGTTGGACATTGGTTATCGGGACAAGCTGGCGAAGATAGAAAAAACATTGGTGGATTATTACATTGTTTCTTCAATACATTCAAAGATACAAAAAACGCTCCGGCATTAATTTTAAAAACAAGTGGTGCCACATATAGCATCATGGATCGAATGGATATTGAAAATCGAATCAATCAACTGCGAGACATGTTTGCAAAATCAAAATTGCCAAACGTATATTTGGTTCATGGCGAATTAACTGATGCAGAAATGAATGCTTTGTATAATCATAAGAAAGTTAAAGCTATGATATCATTTACAAAAGCAGAAGGGTTCGGAAGACCATTATTAGAGTTTTCTACTACAAGCAAACCAATCATTGCACCACATTATTCAGGACAAGCTGATTTCTTAAAGAAAGATTTCATTTGTGCATTACCAGGTCAATTGACTCCGATACATCCTTCAGCACAAAATGAGTTTTTAATTGCTGAAGCAAAATGGTTTACTCCTGATTACGGATATGCTGGAAAAATGATGCAAGAAGTATATAAAAACAATAAAAAGTGGTTAGAACTTGCAAAACGTCAACGTTATTTCGTTAATTCAACATTTACTAAAACAGCAGTAGCCGCAGTGTATGAACAAGTACTTGGTATTGTAGACACTGAATTACAAAGCATACCAAAAGCAATTGAATTGAAATTGCCTAAATTGCAAAAGGTTGGAAATTAATCATTAAATATTTATTATAAATAAAAAGATATGAAAATAAGTTATGCCGTTACTGTATGCAACGAGTTCATTGAAATTCAAAGACTTGTTACACAGTTATTAAAAACAAAAAGACCACAAGACAACATTGTGGTTTTATACGATGAAGCAAATGGTGATCCTGAGATTGAAAACTATTTGCGTTCACATTCCGTTAACGGAGAATTTGCTTGGCATAAAGGTAAATTTGCTGGAGATTTTGCGGCTTGGAAAAATCAATTGAAATCATTATGTACAGGCGATTACGTTGTATTCTTAGATGCAGATGAAATGGTTACGGATTATTTTATGCGAATTTTGCCTGATGCATTATCAATTAATACGAAGCCAGACATGATTCGCGTTCCGCGTGTTAATCGAGTTAATGGCATTACCGAAGAACATGTTGCAAAATGGGGTTGGCAGGTTGATGTGTTTAAACGTATCAATTATCCGGATTATCAAACTAGAATTTGTAAAAATATTCCGGAGATTACATGGACTGGCCGTGTACATGAGACTTTAACAGGATTTCAATTTGAAGCAAATCTTCCAGCAGACATTGAAGAGTTTGCATTGATACACGTTAAAGATATTGCAAAACAAGAACGTCAAAATAATCTTTACGAAACATTATGATACCTACAATAAAACATTTAGAAAATTTATATCCTAGTTTCCAATCAGAAGGAAATGCAGCGCAATTTGCAATACCATTTGCCAAACATGTTTGCACCGGTGTTGGAGTTGATGTTGGATGTAACCGAGAAGAATGGAAATATCCAGGCGCATACGCAGTAGATCCAGAAATTAATGAATATGATGCATTAAATTTTCCATGGATTGATTTAGATTATGTGTTTAGCTCACATTGTTTAGAACACTTACTTAATTGGGTTGACGTACTCGATTATTGGACATTAAAATTGAAATCGGGAGGAACTTTATTTCTTTATTTACCTGATTATTCCCAGACATATTGGAGACCATGGCATAACAGAAAACATGTGAATATATTCACGCCAGATATCATTGCAGATTATATGAAAGATAACGGATTTAAAAATATTTTTAAATCAGGAATTGATTTGAATAATGCATTCATGGTTATGGGACAAAAACAATGAAATACGTTTTCAATCAATTTCAAGGCTTAGGTGATATTTTATTTTGCGAGCCAATTGCAAAACATTATTATAATAATGGTGCAAATGAAATTATATGGCCAATATTAAATGAATTTATGTGGTTACAAGAATATTTTCCATATATTAAATTTGTAGATTGGTCTCAATATCAATTTCCTTATGAAAGTACTTTTTTTGGACATGTCTCTGAAAATGAAATTCACGTACCTTTGCGATTTGCTAATCCAATTGTTAGAGGGCTACACCCACATGATTATTCAGATCAATTTCATACAATGCTAGATAAATATCGAATGGTAAATTTATCATTAGATTCTTGGAAAACGATGACTTGGATACGAAACTTAGAACGAGAAGCTTCGTTATTTAATTTGTGCGTGAGTGATTCAAAATATATTCTAGTAAATAATATGTGGAGTGATGGCGTTTTAGATATACAACTAAATAATCCAGAAAACTATCAAATAGTATATATGAATAAAGTTCCCGGTTATACTATGTTAGATTGGGCTAAAATAATAGAAAATGCAGAACAGATTTATACTGTATCAACTTCTAATTTATTTTTAATTGAAACGTTACCGATAAAAGCTTCAAATGTGTGTATATATCCTAGATTACCTCGAGAAAATAATTTTGATGGAATCTTAGAATTTGTAAATAAAAATTTTAAATTAATAATATGAAAATACACGCATACGTAATTTGTAAAAATGAGGAATTGATTATGCCTCATTTATTAAATTATTATTCAAGATTTTGTCAAAAAATTACATTTTATGATAATGAATCTACCGATAATACAATTGATATTATTAATAACTTTGTTGGGTGCGAAACTGAAATTATTTCATATTCTACGAATGGAGAAATACGTGATGATATTTATGTTCAAATAAAAAATACATGTTGGAAAGGTAACGATGTTGATTTTGTAATTGTTATTGATTCGGATGAATTTTTATATCATGAGAATCTAATAGAATTTTTGTCTACAACAAAATTTGATGTATACTATCCAACAGGTTATAATATGATATCAAATTATTTTCCAGAAGATTATACAAAATTAATAACAGAACAAGTCACATCAGGCGAATATTGTAAAAATTATTCTAAAAGTATAATATTCAACCCTCGTACAGT